ATTGACCCCCTATTAATATTTTCTACAGATATATCTGTAATACCCCCTACAGGTTGTAAACCTTGAGAATTACCACCTAAACCCCCATACATTTTATCTATGCTATTAGACAATAAATTATCTTTTCTTACACCACTTCTATTTACATATTTATCTTTTTCTTTACCTTCAAAAGATTGAATGGTATTAAACAATACTAAATTTTTAGCTAAACCTGTTCCTTTAAGATTTTGTATTTCTAAATTTGTAAGATAATTTCCTTCTTGTTTTGAGATTTCCTCTAATTGGTAATTGGCCTCTTCTTCTATAGAAACACCGGAAGCCATTTTTATCCAAGCATTTCTATTATTTAAAAAATTTAAAACTTCAGGAGAACGGGATAAAGAATTATTATTATAACCAGCACCATTAACAGATTGTCTATCATCTATTTGCTTAAGTATAGTTCCGTCTATTGGTTCTCCTATTATATTTCCAGCCATAATTAAATTCCATTTAATTTCTCATAAGATAATATCACTTCTCCAATATTCCCCGGGATTCTAATCTGTGTTCCTTCTGGTGGGAAAATAGAACCTTGTTCTAATTGAGGATTTGCTATTGAAATAACCCACCATAATTGTGGGTCTCCATAATAAGATTGTGCTAGCATATCAAATCTATCAAGAATGTCAGTATAGACGTAAGTATCATCAAAACTTAAAGGAATATCTGGGTATTTTACTTGTTTTGTATACCTTTTGCCCTCTGCTGTAGTTTTGTTTACTATTCCTGTATATCTACCCATTATGAATCATAGTTATTATTTCTACCATTACTTAAAGATATAAATCTTTCTGGGCCAAACCTAGCAATTTCACCTTCAACATTAGGTCCTTCTACTCCTGTATCTTTATAAACATTTTTCTGTTTGTTAGGTACAAAATTCTGAATAGGTTTAAATGAAAATCCGGATACATTAATTATCATAGGTACTTCTTTTACACTATCATCTGATCTATTTTTATCAAATCCAGCTGTTGATACTGAAGAATCATTAATTCCTATTTCCCAAGGTGATTCTTGTGGAACTCCATAAGTAATACCTTGCATTATCCCTACTTGATTAAATAGATACCCACCAACTGTTAATTCTATTAAATTACCCCTCATATACCCACTATCTGAATAATCAGGTGCGCAAACAGAGGCTAAATAGTTTAGTTTTTGGTACATGGGTATTATTTCTTGTTTTGATTGAGCAGCAACAGTCCATGATAAACTAACAGTACGATCAAATCCTTGATAGTTATATAAACTTTCTGCTCGCCCCATATATTTTTGAGAAGCCCATTCAGCATTATAACTATCATCCATTGAGTTTAAATAAGCTCTAAAATGAATATAAGTTTTTATTGCGGGGTTATCATTGTTAATTACCCCAATTCTAAATTTTACTAAATCGTTTATATCTTTTTTAGTATCAACGTTAGAAGATTGATATAAAGGTAAGGCATTAATTTTATCTAATGATGTGCCTCTTCCTATTACGTAACTTTTTCTATCAAATTTTGATCCTGGGGAGCCTAAATTAACTCTACCATCTAATCTTTGATTAGGATCGGTATAGTCTATTGATTTAGGAGAATTAGATTTAGTTTTTTGTCTGAAATCAGGATTAAACCCCGTATCTTCTCTTGATCCTGAGTTTCCAGCAACCATTAACTCCTCATAATCAAGAGTATTTAATAGACCAGGGACGTTTGCTTTATTAGATTCAAATGAACCTGTTTGGAATACACTTGTTGAAAATTCTCTTAAGGCACTATCCATGGGGATATTAAGCCCATTAACCCTTATTTGGGTATTGTTTTTTGTTTTATATCCTTTTAATAAATTTTCCTTTGTAATTTTTTCATAAGTTTTACTTAAAGTGCCGTTAAAGATTTTTGCACCCTGGTAATTTATTGCTCTGGGGTTAGTAAATACTGAGTAATCTTCAAAGGCATTAGTACCATTACCAATCTTTTTAAAATTATTAAAAAATTTAGAAGTAGTAATAGTATCCCCCGCTAAAAGTGTGTTATTTACTCCAGTTCTATCTTTAGATAAAGGAACAATTGTATTTCCTACTCCTAATGTAGATCCAGGACCACCAGAATATGAATATAAATTAACGTCAGAATTTGATACATTAAATCCATTACCTCCATTAAAAGGATCATCTATTCCCGATTTTATAAAGGAATTTGTAAAAGATAATAATCTACTAGTAGGTGATCCTTGTGTATTTACTCTTTCATTATAAGCATCTGTATCTAAATATACAGGCATAGATAAAGGTAAATCAGGACCAAACCCTGTGGATAAGATATTACCATTAGCAACATCATTAGTACTTCTAAAGGGGTTAATTCCCTGTTTTAGTAAATGCCCCCCTAAAGGGTTTGCTGCCGCTTGTAGTATAGTTGATGTTGGTAAATAAATACCATTATTTAAAGGTAACCTATTAGGGTTACCTGACAGGTTTATTACAGAACCATCATTTGAAATCGCCATTGGGTTAACAGCGGATCTTGATAAGAGATTCTGTTTTACTATAAATAAAGGCCCATTGGGAGATTTAAAATCAAACATCATTTGTGTTAACCTAGAAACGTCCCTTCCCACAGATCTAGGTAATAGTGATCCTCCTCTTAGGAGGAAATCAACATCACCTAAACCCGGGCCAGATCCACTTGGTATACGAGATTTGACGTAAGGTTGGTCACTTGAACCATTACCTAATCTATCACTCCCATACCTTAAGGATTTAAGGTCGGTTGTTCGGTTAATTAAGGGCATAGGTTACTGTACGTTACCTGTTGTGTCTACTGCTCTTGGTGTTTCTGAAACGAAATCCACATACGTTCCTTTTGAGAATGTATTATTTACGGGGATTGCTCCAGATTGTAATGAAGATCCAGGTTGTTGACCTCTTAATGGAGTCAATACAGATCCTTCAGTTTCTAATTTTTTAAGTAAAGGCATAATTTTTAATTTTTAATTGTTAAACATTTATTATAAATATTGTAAAAGTGTTTATTTATTGAGTAGAATATGAATACTTACCTACTGCTGTCCCTAGTCTGTCACCATTCATTTCAATTACAGGGTCTGGTCTGTTAATTGCTCTTTCTAATAATTTTTCCATTCGTGAATTATCTGGGGTCATATTTACAGAACCCGCAGGTCCTGATACTACATCGTTTCCTTTAGGGAATAAATCTGTACCTGCTATAACTGTATCTTTATTGTTTAATGCTATTGCTCCTTCAGGTCCCATTAATGTTCGGTTACCATATCCTGATGTATTATTACCTGGTGACATTACATCATTACCTGTCATTGATTTTATCATTGCATATCCAGCTAAAGCTGCTGCAATAGCGACTGCAACACCAACACCAAAAGTAACAGCGGCATTGGTAGCTAATGAAGCACTTAATAATCCCAATTGAACTCCTAATTGAACTGTTAAACCTCCTATGGTTCTAAATATACCGGCTAATTTAGATTTTTCTAAACTAACTTGTGTAATGCCTAATGTAACTCCAATTCCTTTAAGTATATTTATTGCACCTTCTTTTAAAAATATAGCTGCTTTAAGTGCTTGTTCTTTTAATAAAGATAATAAAGTTTTATTTTGATATGCTTCTTTAATTTTTGCAAAAGCCTTTGCTCTTACCTCTTGGGTTAATCCTACTTTACCTAAAATATTTTCTTTAACTTTGTTTAAAACAGAATTTTTATCAAATCTAGCTTTTTGTTTCTTTATATTCAAAATCCTATTTCCTATTAATCCATTTCTGCTTTCTATTACCCCCTTTTCTGTTTCTGTAATTAAACCTAATTTAGAAGCAACATTGGTTAAAATTTTCTGTCTATAAACCTCATTACCTAAAAATTGAATTACTTTCATAGCTACTGCTATACTTCCTAATACTTTTAAGAATCCCATACTCTTAGAAATTAAATTAGCCATATAACCAACTACAGCAGCAATTGGTTCAACTATAGGAATTAAAGCAGCTGCAACTTGTACAAATAATTCTTTCATTTTTGCTACCGAGGCTGTAAATTGACCCTGTATATTTTCTGAATGTAGAGAATTTGCTAATTGTTTATCTCCTAATTTTGCTGCTATTTCTTCTTGTGAATTACCTTCTGCCTTTAATCTATTATAAGCAGCCTGCATATCTGCATCTTGACCACCTAATTTAGCTAATATTTCTCTGGATTGTAGGGATTTTGCTAAATCTTCTCTACTCATTCCTACAGCTTTAGCTAATGCTTCTTGCTGTATTCTATTCATAGCTGTAAATTCAGCTGCTGATCCTGCTTGTTTAGCAATTTCTTCTGCTACTGTTGCTAAATCATTATTTAAAGCTGCTTGTCTAGCTTTTTCTAAATTAATGTTTTTACCTAACAACACTTCAGCTTCCAATTCGGATGCGATGGACTGTTCAAAGTTGAGTAAACCACCAGCTATACCGTCTACACTTGATAATTCCATACCAAATTGCTTAGCAGTTTGAACTGCTTTTGCTAATTCAATAGGGTTATTAGCCATGCTTAATTGTATACTACTGGATAGATTTGCTACTTCTTCAAGTATTGCTTTTTCTGTAAGAGCAGTGCCATTAGCAGCATTCATAGCTACAGATTGACCCATTACATTAGCTGCTATTTCTTTTGATGTTTTACCTGTTAGTAAACCAAGTTTAGCAATCTCGGCACTTGTTCCTTCACTTAACTTTAATTGTGTTGTTAACTCTGTTTGAGTTTGTAACATCTCAGCAGAAAACATTGCATTAGTTCCAAGGGCAGCAGATAATTGTATTTGAGCTTCTGCAATTCCTTTAGTAGTAACAAATATATTATTTGAATCTTGTGCAATTTGAGAGAACTGTTTATTCATCCCAGCAGCTTCATGGAAGCTTATTCCTAAGTTTTGAGCAACTTTTTCTGTTGTTGTATCTAAACTTATAAAGGCATCAACTATAAAACCTATAGCAACTTCCATTAACCTCATTGGGGTTACTGTATCTTTTAGGTTTAATTTCATCAATTTTGATGCTGTGCCTGATTTATCAAGTTGATCTAATAGGTTAGCACCTCCTTCTCCGAGTAAAGTAAGTAAGGATTTTTCTTTTTGTCTTTCAGTATTTTGTTCTGTAAGAGTGTTTAAGGTGTCTTCTTGTATAGAAAATTGAGCATTAAGTTGTTTGGAAAGGTCCTCATTTATATTTATGCCATTTGCTAAAAGATTATTTTGTTGACGTGCAATTGTCTTTTTTCTAGTTGCAATTTTTTCTAATTCTTTTTGTATTTTTGCTTCTACATTAACCCCTTTACCTATTTGGTCTTGGAGTTTTGTTATCTCTTTTAAAGAGGCGGCATTTTGTTTTATAGCACTATTTAGATTTTTTGAAAAAATCTCCCCAATTTTTTTAGTTTCTTCAGTTACACCAATTAAGTTATATTCTACTTCATCTTTAATTTTTTGGCCTATAGAAGTAAACGCATCTTCTAAATACCCTAATTCTTCATTAAGTTCTTTAGCTTTTATTGCTGCTTCTTCGATTTCCTTGAGACTTGGCATGGTAATTAGATTTTATTATAAATATGAAAAAAAGCAACTATTTATAGCTGCTTTTACCTTCATATGCTTTAGAAGCTTGTTTAAATTGAGGGGCATTTACTTTGCCTTCTGAGTTTACTAGTGAGGTTTTACCAGCAGACATTTCATTTTTTTCTGCTGCGGCTTTTGCTTCATAAAAATCATTTATTTCTTTAAAAGTAAATTTACGCAACCATATAGGCATATTGTAAATAGTAACATAATCATACCCACCTTTACCGTGAAATATTATTTCGTGGATTTGTTTAAATATATTTAATCTAACTTGAGGCGCTGTCTCCAAAGTCAGGCCAAAAAAAGTTAAGCCCAATAGGCACAACTACCTCCTCTCCTGAATCTAGAATTACATTAAGGTCTACATCCGGTGCTGTTTCAACTATATGTTTTCTAAATGCTCTAGCATCACGTGCTAAAAAATAAGTGTCTACAAATTCTCTAATGTCTTTAATTTCAGTTTCTCCATTAACTGAGGTTAATACATACTTTAATCTAGTAGAGGATTCAGGGGATGAATTTTTATTTAATTTTTTAAGTCCTTTTAATTCTCTTTCAATTTTGGTTTCATCATGGCCCGTTAGTAATTTATATGTAATCTTTGTATCACTATGGGGTAGAGTAAAAGCAAATTCATTTTTACCTTCAATCATAGTAGAACTATCAAACCCTTTATTTTCTAATTCTGAAAGGTCAATTGTTTCTGTTTTCCCATTAACTATTGTTTTATAATCGGACCCATATCCTAAAATACGAGTAGCAATTAAAATTGCGTTTTTATCACCTACAATTAGATCTTTTAAATCTATTTTAGAAATAATTACAGACTCTAATAGTTTATCTAATACATTACCTTTTTCAATATATGCTTGATTTGAAAGAATGTCTTCTTCCTTCGCTGTCATATATTTGATTTCTACTTTACCGCTTGATAGGGGATTGTCTTTGGAATATACTAAACCTTTTGAAGGTAATTCTATTTCTTCTGTTGGGAATTTAAATTCACTCATAATCTTTATTTGGTTAAAACGTTTTTATCAGTTATACATATGTAAAATACAAAAAAGCTTGACCGAAGCCAAGCTATTTTGCAAATTAGGGGTGAGTAAAATTTTTAGAAATTTAATACACAATAATCAGGTTGAACTGTCATTGTAATTTCTTGAGCAGCATTTTCAGTATCCCAGTTGTAATCTCCAAATGAAGCTTCTGTAATCATTGCTCCTTTGATGATCCATTCTGAAACGATATCACCTACTGGTCCTAGTACATTAATAGTTAAATCTTTTTTATAAAAATCACTATATCCGTCTCTACCAGTTACTGATTCGTGGTGTAATCTAACCCATTCCATTACTGACTGTGCACCAGATGGAGTAATTGGATCAAATAATGTGAACTGAATAGTTCCCCAAGTTGTTTTACCTTTTACAAAACGTTGAACGTTGATATGATTTAAAGGTACTGTTCCTTGTGATACGGTTACAGCTCCAACTCCCTTCATAATATATGCTGGGAATCCATCTACAAAAGCAATAAATCTATTCTTTTGTTTTGGCTCAAATGCTGTGAAAAATATTTCGTTTGGGTTTAATACTGCCATTTTATTATCTTATTTTATTATAAATATTCGATTTTCTTTTTTTTATGATGGAAAAGTTGCTCCAGTTGGTAATACATTGAAATCAAGTATAATAAACTCAGCTGTTTTAGTTGGTTGTAAGAAAATCTGTCCGATTAACTCATTTCTATCTATAACATCTGGTGTATTGTTTGTTTCATCCATTACTACTTTAAAAGCATATAATCCCTGTCTTTGTTGAACACTTTCTAAATACGGATTTACTTGTGTTAAAAAGTTTTGTCTTGTTGCAATTGTATTTTGTTCAAATACTAAATTATCTGCAATTTGAGAAATATATCCTTTAAGTGTTATTAACAATCTACGTACATTTACTCTATCTAGAGCAGTTGCTGCTTTTTGTAATGTTTTTTGTCCAAATACTACAACTCCTTGTTGTGGGAATGTAGCTATTGGGTTGACATTAGCTTCATATAAAGTATCTCTGTTAGCAGAAGTTAATTTTCTTTCAGCTCTTACTACTGAACCTAAACCACCTCTTGTAATACCTGCTGGTGCGAACCATGGGTCTGAAGAAGCATCTGTAAAAGCATATACTCCTGGAATCATTGTAGAAGCTGGTATGTATACTAATAATCCAGAACTTGGATCAATAGTTTGTAACCAAGGCCAATATGATGCTGCATAACTAGAATCTACGGCTGCTGCGTTTTGATTTACAGTTCCAATTGCTGTGTTATAAGGAACTAAATCCATTACAAAAATTGCATCTCCTCTTGAAATACATATGTTTTTAAGTAAATTACACTGTACAGCATAATTTGAATAGTATAAACCTGGAGCTGAAATTACATTGTATTGATATTCATCCTGGTTTGCTAGTAAATTAATTGCATTTGTATAATCTGTTCCAATTACACCTTGAGTATTTACTGAACTTATTTTATCATAGAATAAATTTGCACTTACACTATTTAAATTAGATCCTATTGCTTGATCAAATGAACCTGACCCTAATTGAGGTAAAGATGCTGTAAATTCAATTTTTGCAGTACCATTATTATCAAAATAATAAGGTGTATTTGAATTTACTTGTTTTACTCTTACATAATTAGATATATTAGGATAATTTCCTGATTCTTGTAAAAATGTTCCTGAACCGTCAGCTGCTACTACAACATTTGAAGTAACATCACCAATTGCTCTTGAAATATAATTTGGAGAGAAAGGATCTAAAGAAATATTATTAAATGATTCTAAAATAACTTTTTGACTGTTATTATCATTACCTCGTCTAACAAATAGTGAAAATACACCTGATGCTGTATTTACTGCTCCAATTTCCCATCTTAAGTTATCAGCAGAACCACTTGATAAAGCCCCGTTTGCTAATTCTGTTCCTGAAGTATCTGCTCCTACAGGAGAAGTATTATTCATAATAACACCTTCAGATAATGTTTCTAATACAAACGCCGCTTTATTTTCAATTGAGCTATCAGTTAGAGTTACTATCATATCAGCCGATGGAGTACCTATATTTGCCGCAGCAAAAGTTAATGCATCACCACTTGAATATCCAGCTCCATCACTAGTTACATTAATTGCGGTTGCTCCATTTAATAAATTAGCGTCAGTTACTGTAAAAGTGAAATTTCTATCACAAGCTGTAAATCCAGCTGTTGCCAGATCAGCTGCTGAGACTGTTAATACATTTCCTGTAACATATCCTGACCCTGCGACTACTACGGATACTGCAGTTAAAACACCAGTTGTTCCACCACCGTCAGTTGTAATAGAAATTGTTGCTCCTGTTCCAACCTGAGTAGTTCCTCCTGATGTTGTTATTTTGTCAGCGGCTATTGTAATTGGTCCTGTTACTGTACCTATTGTAGTACCACCTGATACTGCACTTTGTGCTGTTACGTTTTGGGCTGCTATTAAATTAGTTAATTCACCTATTACTACAGAAAAAGTTGCTCCATTATTAGGAGTAACACCTGTAGCGGCAACAACGAAAGTTCCTTTTGTACCACCAGTACCACCTGAAGTGTAATCACTTATTATATTTCCTGCTAACCCTGCACTTACTGCTTCAACATTATTTTGAATTGTAGTAGATAAAGCGGGATCGAAAGAACCACTCGTAACTCTTGTTACTAGTAAAGAGGTTCCACCTTGAGAAAAATAATTATTGGCCGCAATTGAAGTTAAATAAGTATAATCTTGTGAACCACTTTCTAAAGTAGTACCAAAAATTGTTTGAAATGAACTAAAAGAACTAACTAAGGTTGGTTTTTCAACCGGTCCTTTTACTGTTGGTCCTACTATTGCTGCTCCTCTAGTTAAGGGTTGAGCTGTAACTAGAGATTGATCGTTTTCTCTTGCTAATACTCCTGGAGATATTAATGTTTCTGCCATTTTGTTATATTATTTTTAATATTGTTTTATTATAAATATTAAGAAGAGGTTCAAAAACTTATTCTGTTGTAGTAAATTCTCCAGATTCTAAATCAATGTTTCCATCCCCATATTTTTCTTGTAATTCTTTAGCCGTTTTATTAGTTTTTTCTTGTAAATCACCTAGTTTATCTAAAACAGATGCTCTTTGGCCCTCTAATATTGCCCTATTAATGTCAACTTGTCCTAATTCAAAAGTAATTGAATTTTGTTGTTGTTGGTAACCTTTAAGAATTTCTAATTCTTCTTTTGATAACTTAATTGTTTTACTCATTTTTTTATTTATTTAATTA